GATTGGCCCGTGGTACGAATACCATTACAAAAACACCAAATACTATTATTGGCGAACCTGATCCTTCATATGCTGCAGAATATCCACATAACAAAGTAACACAAACAACATCTGGCCATGTTATCGAAATTGATGATACACCAGATGCAGAACGAATTCATATCTTCCACAAATCTGGCACATTTGTTGAGATGAGGCCAAATGGTGATGTTGTTACTCAACAAAAAAATGGTTGGAGAAGTGTTACCGGAAATGATAAATTATATGTATCAAATGATTTAGATATACAAGTTGCTGGCAACTTAAATATTGAAGCAAATACTGGTACAATTCAAATTGGATCTGGTGATGTTGTTGCATCAAATATTTCATTAGTAAGTCATATTCACAATAACCAAGATGGACCGCTAACCGGCCCTGGACCAACATCTGCACCATTAGGGCCAGGTGAAAGTGTCTTAGTATCTGAAGCGGCAGCTGCGGCAGAAGCAGCTATAGTAGATCCCTTATTAACGTCAATTGTCTTTGATACGTGATATAAATAGAGACAAGATTTGGAGTTTATATGTCAATTAATATTACATTAGCAGAAACTGCTTTACAGACAAAATTAGATACATTAGCTGCGTCTGATGATTTTTCTAAATTTGTATATGGAATGAAAGCAATTGAGCAACTCAATACAATTGTAGTTTCGAAATTTGAAGAAATAGTAGATCTCCCAGCTGCCGGTAGTTTTCCAGGTAGAGTCGCATATGTAGAAGAGACTCAAATCATTTATTTTTCAAATGGAACTCGTTGGGTTGCGTTTGCTACATCGCAAAATCCAGATTTTAATACACAACTCCTTGATCCTATTGTACCTACCACAATTGATTATGAAAACATTACATCTGCTGCAGCGCAAACCGAAGATTACGGAGCAGTAAGTGCTGCAGATGCAGAAACAGTTGTTGACCTTGGATTTGACTTAGACACAGAAAGCCCTGGTGCACAAGGTGATATTTACATTGATCCGGACGATTGGACGTTTACAATTTATGATGGCTCAACTAAACAAGGTATTAAACACCTTAGAGCTGATTTGAATAACCGTAATTTTAAAACAATGAGTGCAAATAACCAGGGGATGGCACAGCTCTACAAAAACGATACAACTACTACGGCTGGTGCTCCTGTTACAATTCCAATGACTGGCACACGAATCAACGATACTCGAATGGGTTCATTAGTCAGCGGTTATTATCAAGTAACATATGAAGGTTGGTATGAAATCCGGATGGACGGACATGTATCAGGAGATTGCTGGATTGGATTTGGAACAGAAGGAGATTACTCAACTTCTGAAGGTCCAGCATCTGGCGGACCCGATCCATTTACAATGCAATATGTTGATGAGCAAGGATTGTTTAGATTAGAAAGAGTAGTCTATGCTCCGATTGGTGTTACTATTAGGCCATATATTTTTCCACCAAATACTACAAGTGATCGATCAGTATATGGTGGATCAAGTTGGGTAGCTGACAATGTGAATACTAACTTTACATATTTGACACAAATGAATATTCGGTATCTTGGTCGAGATACTGCAACAGATGACTATCAGGTATAAACATGGCAAGTACGCGATTAAGATTGAGAAGAGGCACAACGATTAACCATCAATCGTTTACCGGTGCAGAAGGTGAGGTGACATACGATACAACATTAAATACATTGAGAGCCCATGATGGCGAGACTCAAACTGGTATCGTAATAGCTCGAGCTGATTATCCACGTGGCTGGATCCGTTCTGAACATTTCTTAAATAGTGGTACGTATACTATTATTGGAAAAACCGATTTAAAAAGAATTGAAATTCATATCTGGGGTGGTGGTGCTGGAGGATGGACCGCTACTGGTGGAGGTGGTGGAGGATCTGGTGCTTATGGATACCGAGTTCTAGAAGTATCAGATATAACAGAAACCGATGGATTAGTTACCGTTACGATTGGTCAAGGCGGCGCAGCGGGTGCACCTGGAACTGCCTCATCATTTGGATCATATATAGTTGCAAATGGTGGTAACTTTGGAAACTCAAGTGGAGTTGGTGGAACTCCTGGATTAATTACAGGAACTAATACAATTGATATGGGTGGATTTTGTGGAATCAATGGTGATGGTTCTACGATCAATGGATCAGGAGGTGGACCTGGTGGTTCAACTGGAAACGCAACAGGATACCGTGGAGCGGGTGGTGGAGTTAATAGCTCTGGAGCTCAAGGATCTGTATTAATACGTGAAATTTACGGAGAAGTTTAATGGCAATTACTGAACTTAAATTAAGAAGAGGTACCACTACAGATCATCAGAGTTTTACTGGTGCTGAAGGTGAGATCACCATCGATACAAGTAAGGATACACTTGTTGTTCATGATGGTACAACTGTTGGTGGTCATCCTCTTTCAAAAGCGTCTGAAGCAAAGGGTTGGACGACAACTGAACATTTTACATCCGATGGTACTTGGACTAAAACCGGAAAAGATGGATTAAAAAGAATTAAAGTCACAGCTTGGGGCGGCGGTGGAGGCGGCGGTAACGGAACCAATGAAAGAGGAGGTTCCGGTGGCGGACAAGGTGGTTATGGATATGTTATTCTAGATGTCGCTTCTGTTACAGATAATGTTTCTGTAACTTTAGGTGGTGGTGGCGCCGGTGGCGTTAATGGTACTCTCGGTGGCACCACGACTTTTGGTTCCTATATCTCAGCGAGTGGTGGACAAGGAGGCCGGCAATACTCCCAAACGTTCGGTGCTGATTATTCTGGTCCAGGTAGGATTACTGGCACTGGCACTGTTGAATTGGGTGGTCAAGGTGGATCCCCCGGTGGCGGAATGCGTGATCATGCATACGAATCCGGAGGCATAGGTGGCGGTCCAGGCGGTGCGGGTGAACGTGACGGCATTGGTGTTTGTGGCGCTGGTGGTGGCGGTGGTGCTAATAGCAATGGATTCGCCGGCGCTGATGGGTCTGTACTTGTAGAAGAAATTTATGGAGAAGTATAAATGGCTAGATGGTTAAAAACTGTTAATGATGTTATAGTGGACGTTGATGTTGGCGATACAAAACCTGAAGATATCGGAGATATCAAATACTATGCACAAATCCCCAATGTGGGAATTGGATGGGAGATGCACGATTCTTGTTGGTATAATAATAAAGAAGATCATACCTCACCCGGTATTGTAATTAGAACAGAACTAGACGGATCAGTGCGAGAGATTACTCCAACACCCGGCATCGAATGATAGTAATAGTAGTACCAATATTTCTAATAAAGATCGAAGGGTTAACATAAATTTTAACTACTTTTAATTATAAATAACCATAGAATAATTAGGAAAGTTCTATGGCTAAAGCATTTTCAATCGAAGACGGGAACCTGGCGAATGTACCGCTTACCAGTTCTGTCACTCGCACATACAAAGATATTGACCTGACGTTTGCCAAACGGCCGTCAGGTGATGTCTATAAGAAGACTGATGCTGCAGCCGTTAAGCAATCAGTTAAAAATATTTTAATGACAAACTTTACTGAAAAGCCATTTCAACCTACATTTGGTGGTAACCTTAATAATTTTCTTTTTAACCTGTCAGAAGAATTTGATGACTTCGAAATTCGCGAACAGGTTACACTTGCGATTAATAACTATGAACCGAGAGCTCAGGTACTTGATGTAAAATCTAGATTACAACCAGATCAAAATTCAGTGAGCATTCAAGTTCAGTTTAGAATTCTAAACACGGCTACAGTAGAAACAACAAACGTGACTCTTACGAGGTTAAGATAAATGGCTGTCATTCAATCGACTGATTTAGACTTTGATACTATCAAAGCTAATTTAAAAACTTATCTACAGAATCAGCCAGAGTTTGCTGACTATAATTTTGAAGGCGCTGGTCTTTCAAATATTTTAGATGTCTTAGCATACAATACTCATATCAATGGCTTAGTTGCAAATATGGGTATTAATGAATCTTTTCTTTCATCTGCACAACTCAGAGCATCAGTTGTTGGGCATGCCGAAGTTTTAGGATATAATGTTAGATCACGCACTGCAGCGATGGCATCAGTTCGACTTTCCATTGCAACAACTGATTCAGTTACACCAACGGTTAGTATTCCAAAGGGGACATTATTCACAGCAAGCATCGATGATGTATCATATACATTTAGAACACTTGAAGCATATACGGCAAACAATGATGGAACTGGCAATTTTGTTTTCCAAACTTCAGATGGTTTAACATCGATTCCTATTTACGAAGGAACAGAAAAAACAAAAACATTTGTTGTCGGCGATACCAATGATTCTCAAGTTTATGTTATTCCAGATACAACAATTGATACGTCGACATTAGTAGTCAACGTATTTGATACAACATCATCTTCATCATTTACTCCGTATTCAAGTGTAAATAATGTCGTAAGAATTAACTCTGATTCTACAATTTATATTATTAAAGAAGTTCCAAATGGATATTATGAATTAACATTTAGTGACGGTAATATTTTAGGTAAAGCACCTTCTGCTGGAAACAAAATTGAGGCGACATATCTTAGTTCAAAAGGTGCTGCAGCAAATAATGGTTCTGTATTTGTAGCTGACGAACAAGTAGAAGTAAACACTGTTCCTTATACATTAAATGTTACTACAGTATCAAATTCAGCAGGCGGTGATGAGAAAGAATCTGTTTCGTCGATTAAATTAAACGCACCAAGAGCTTTTTCTACACAACAAAGGCTTGTAACGGCTGATGATTATAAAGCAATTATTTTACAAAGATATTCCTCAGTTTTAGATGATGTAACAGCATGGGGTGGAAACGATAACGTTCCTCCAATTTATGGAAGAACATATGTTGCATTAAAGTTTAAAACTGGAATTTCAGCTGACGTAAAACAAACGACAAAGAACTCAATTGTCAGTGCTTTATCTAATAACCTTGCAATCATGTCTATTGATACCGTTTTTTCTGATCCGACAGAAACATTCTTAGAGTTTACAACTACATTTAATTTTGATCCGGATCAAACTGGTACAACCCTACAAACAACTGAGGGATTGGTCAATAGTACAATATCAAATTTTGTTTCAACAAATTTAAATAGCTTTGGTAAAATATTTAGAAGATCTAATCTTTTAGCACAAATTGACGATCTTTCTCCGGCAATTCTCAACTCTCGTATGGATGTCAAAGTTCAGCAAAGATTAATAATTGCTGCTGATGAATTAGGAACTTTAATTGATAAAACTGTTAATTTCCCGGTAGCAATTGCTGCAGCAGATGATGTCAATTTCAGAATTACTTCTTCGAAGTTTATTTTTAATGGTGTAAAATCATCAATTAGAAACCAATTAGGAAGTACAAAACTTCAAGTTGTAGCAGCTTCCGATGGATCGTTACAGGCTGATAACATTGGTGAGTATGAACCAGAAAATGGAAAGGTGGTTTTAAGAGGATTAAATATATCATCGTTTGAAGGTTCGGCTATTAAAATTTCAGTAGTTCCAGCAAATCAAAGTACAATTAAACCACTAAGAAATTACATACTAAATATTGATACATCACTTTCAACGGCTAGAGGTGTGGTTGATTATCAGACCACTCGTGTTACTCTATGACGCATTTAATAGAAGATACAGGTAGACGAGATCTTAACTTTTCTCAGGCAAAGGTTAAAGATGTTTTACCCGAATATTTTCTATATGATTATCCAGATCTTGTTAAATTCCTTGAAGCATATCACCAATTTTTAGATAGCGATGGTGATCAAGCATTTACTACTGAAATTAATAATCTATATGCGGCTAGGGATATTAATCAAACAAGCCTTGCAAATCTAGATCAGCTGATTCGTGAAATCGGTAATGGATTACAATCTGCGTCTTTTTTCCAAAGTCCAAGATTAATGACAAAACTCTTAGCAGAGTTCTATCGTGCAAAGGGATCTGTTGTTTCAACTGAAGGTTTTTTCAGAGCATTTTATGGGCAAGAAGCAACCATTGAATATCCTAAGGTAAATATCCTCACTATTAATGATGCAGATAATAATTTCTTAGATCATAAGATCGGCTATGAATCACTTAAATTTATTCAAGATAATAGAAGATACCAGATTTTTTCAATATTAATTAAAACTGGTTTATCCACTTCAGAATATGAAACGCTTTATAAAAAGTTTGTGCATCCAGCTGGATTTTATTTTGAAGGCGAAGTATTACTTGAAGCAGTTGGTGATTTTGATGACTCTGCACTAACCGGTGTAGATTCTGATGAAATTCGTGGTATATCTGCAGTCGGACCAAAACTAGTCGATGTTGCAGCATTTGCTAGTGCTTCACCATTTGCACAATTAACAGGATTAATCGATTCCGAAGGTACCGATTTCAGAGTTGGAGTAGATCAATTAGTCAATCTGTATCAAGACTTTACCGCAACAGAATTAAATGGCTTCTACGATACTGTTGCTCAAATGATATCACCAAACTCATTTAAGTTTGATGATAGTGATACCGTTAGACCAGATACTACATTGACCGTAGAAACAATGGATAACACAATGTTTACTCGATACACCAGTGACTCGTCGTATTGATATAAATAAACATATAAATTTTAAGGGTGTAAAATGGCACGTCAAAATATTTCAACAGGATCTGCAGCAAATGACGGAACGGGTGATACTCTTCGTCAGGCGGCTCAAAAGATCAACGAAACATTTGTAGAAATCTACCAAAAATTTGGTGGAGACAGTGATATATTATCACCTGTTGTTTCATTTGATAACACCGGTATCATAATTAATTTAGGTAATTCATATACATTAACTGCTGCTGGAATACCTGCTGCAGATAGAACTGTATTTTTACCCGATGCAAATGGTACTGCAATTTTAGATAGTGCTACACAAACACTTATTAATAAAACATTAACAGCTCCTACGATTTCATCACCTAAAATTACTACAGCAATTAATGACACAAACGCTAATGAATTAGTTAAGTTTACTTCTACCGCATCTGCCGTTAATGAAATTACGATAATTAATGCTGCATCAGGAAATGATCCTGTTATTAAAGCCTCAGGTGAAGCAAATCGCAATCTTCATCTAAAAGGTAATTCGACAACTGGTGCAGTGATTCTTGAAAGACTTGCTCTAGATACTGTTGATCAAGGATCAAGCTCTACGTTACTTATTACTGCAGCACATACATTTCTTTCGGGCACTACTCCAGTGAGTGTAGGTGTCCCGGATGGAACTATAGACGGTCAATTAATAACAGTATCAAATAGGAAAGGTTCGAATGTTAATCTAACACCTACTAGTTCAAATATAGCAGGTGTTACTACCCAAATTACATTAAATGATAACGAAACAGTAATGTTATTATGGGATGGTTCTTCAGAATGGTTCATAATGGGTGGAAATGGATACGCAATATCTTAATAGGAAAGACAAATGCCAGCGATTTTAACAGATACACTTAAGAAAAATGTAGCAGAATTACTCTTGAATCAAATTCAAGATGCTGCAGATTCGTTTGAATATTATATTGGTGTTGGTAGATCACATCCGTATCCGAATGATGATGCTATTGTAACACCAGTTAGAAGTATTTTAGAAGAAAGAGAAGCCCGTAATAATCTTCAATCGGTAAAAAAAGTAACAGCTTCTTCATTTGTAATCCCTAGAAGAAACTGGTCTTCAGGTACAATTTATTCTGCATTTGATGATTCTCAAGTTGGTATTCCTGATAATACTTATTATGTGTTAACAGAAGATAACGGCGTATATATTTGTTTACAGCAAGGCAGAAACGATTCGGGTGTGGCCACTCAGTCTACAGTAAAACCAGATTATACGACTGCTGGAGTTCAACAAACCGAAGCATTTAAAACTTCAGATGGATATGTTTGGAAGTTTTTATATTCAATTTCAGCAACCGCTGCATCTAGTTTTCTTTCTGCTGGATTTATGCCAATATCAAAAATTATTGGTGCAGGTGATGACACTTTCCAACAACAACAAAAAGCTGTTCAAGATGCAGCTGTTTCAGGAAGAATTATCGGTGCAAAAGTAATTAGTGGCGGCACTGGTTATTCCGGTGATTCAGCGACAGTTACTTTCTTTGGTACTGGTACTGGTGCATCTGCTAAAGCATTTATTTCAAATGGGTCGGTTGTAAAAGTTGAAATGCAAAATGAAAGCGCTGGATCTGGAAGCGGATACTTATATGCTTCTGCATCAGTTGCTGGTTCACCTACGACTGCTGCTGTTGTTCGTCCAATCATTGGCTCATTAAATGGTATTGGCGCAGATGCAAGGGATGATTTAAAAGCTTCTTCTATAATGCTAAACACTAAACCGGCCGGAGAAGA